TTATGAAGCGAGGATGGTTTGCGATTCGCGGGTGATGATGGTCCCCGACTGGATCAATTTGAATTCATCGCCTTCCAATTTTTCTACACGGTCGCCAATGGCCAGCTTGTAGGTGGTGGTAGGCAGCGAGCCAGCCTGGCTGTCCTGCGCCGGGTTGGATTCCTGGAACTCATGCACGGAATACACGCGTCCTTCCGCGTCTCTGGCATGGAACTGTCCGACAAGTACTGCAGCCATCTGTTTAGAACCTCTGGAGATAAACACTCGATTTGCGGTTCTGTAGACCGTCATGGAGCGGGGTAGTTTACCTATGGAAAAAAAATACTATTCTTTGATGTTTTCCGACGTTTCCTACACTGGTGAGTGCGTGGCAAACGGCGTTGAGATTATCAAAACTCACTGGTGAAGCTGTCGTGAAGTCTCTATAACTACAAGCTCCTTTAGTCAGACGTCGGGAAAACCTCATGAGCAAGGTCTACACGATTGCCGTCCTGGTTGGCAGCCTTAGAAAAGAGTCGATCAACCGTAAGGTCGCGTTGGCACTGGCCGAACTGGCCCCCGCCAATCTCAAGTTGAGCATTGTGGAAATTGGCGATTTGCCGCTCTACAACGAGGACATCGACGGTGCAGCACCGCCGGCAGCCTACAGTACTTTCCGTCAGCAAGTACGTTCATCCGACGCGGTGTTGTTTGTAACCCCGGAATATAACCGTTCCGTGCCCGCCCCGTTGAAGAATGCCATTGACGTTGGGTCGCGTCCTTATGGGCAGAGTGCCTATGGGGGTAAGCCTGGGGCGATCATCAGTGTGTCGCCGGGGGCCATTGGTGGGTTTGGTGCCAACCACCATCTGCGCCAGTCGCTGGTGTTTCTGGATGTGCCTTGCATGCAGCAGCCCGAGGCGTACCTGGGCGGGGCGGGGAGCGTGTTTGATGAGGCGGGTAAGGTGTCGGAGAAGACCCGGCCGTTTTTGCAGGCGTTTATTGATGGGTATGGTAAGTGGGTTGAGAAACAGTTGGGCTGATGGGGGGTAGGGCGTGGTGATTGAGTACATATCCGTTGCTGCGGTAACGGCGGCTTAGGGTTCCGCCCTTACGGCAGGTCACTTTTGGCAAACGCCCGGAATGCCGGCCCAGCCAAAAGTAACCAAAAAGTCTTCGCCCCACCACTCGGCACCTCGCTGTGGCTCGGTGTGCCAGAACGAAGGCTTGAATCCGTGGGCCGCCGCGATGGGCCATCCTTGGCCCAGCGCGGCTAACCCGGCGTCCTGCCGGGTTACCCACGGATTCAAGCCTGCGTTCGGCCATCGTGGTTGACGGGGCGCCTGAGATCAAAAGCAGATCAAGATCAAGATCTACAGCACGGCGGTGTAAGCGCGCGCCGGTTTTGGCACCGCTTCGCACGTTAATTGGCACTGACCATAACAAACAAAGCCGCCGGTTTTCGCAGTCTATTTGGCATCGCGTTACTCGGGGCTAACAGGCCAAGTTATCGCGAAAGGATATCCCTCCTGCTGCTCTATCCGATTCAAGTCCACGCTGTAACGCATCCAGGCAAGTAGAACTGCATTTTCTTGTTCTGTGTCCATCTTTAAGAACGCGGCGTGTTGCAGGGGGGCAATCCGCATTTGGGCGATGACCAGAAGCCCGTCGCGCTCCGCCAGCACCTGGAATACCTTTGCCTGCTTCTGGGCAGCGATATCCAGTTGCCATACTCCGGCGCGAAACACGTGGTAAGGGCCTGGAGGCGGCACGGCGGTGAGTCCTACGGGAACATCCCCAAGGGCTTCCCACTTCTGCTGGGCTCCTGTATCAACGTCATAGACGTCTCCTCGGTAATCCACCACACGCACCGGTGTGCCTTCAGCTAAGGCCCAAGCAAAACCGGGGCCGCACGCTGGCAATTCCTCTGCCAGTTCCACCGCGTCCTCTGGGATCTGTTCACCGTAGCCAGGTACAACTGGCAGTGTAACGGGACCGTAGAGCGCACCTGCCGAATCAACGATATAAACAATGCTCATAAATACCTCAGATCATTTTTATGCGGCCGGGGTAAGCAATATGACGGGGGTAATTCTCACTCCCGCCTTCAAAGCCAACAGCACCGGACGGAAGTTGCGAGCCAATAGTTGTGTTTGTGTAGGCCACCAAGCCGTTGCTGCCTGAAGCGCCGGTAAGACCAAGATAGGTACGTGCGGGATGTTCATGCTCCTTGTTCTGGCTGAGTTTGGAGCTGCCGGGCAAGCGTCCGACGTCTATCCCTCGTGACTCATCAAGAAAGCGTAAGAACTCCGCTCGCGCTTCGGGGCTGCGAAAGGTCGATACGCCGTCCCCGGACGTCCAGCCACCTTCATTGCCCGGCCTTTGCGCTTCGCTTGCGAGCATTCCAGAAGCTTTTGCATGGTCCCAAGCCCACGGCCATTCCACGCGACTGTAGAGCCAGCCGTTCAAACTCGCCCAGCCGCCTGGAGAAAACTCGACAGTGGTTTCAAATACCGGACGCCCTAACGGCGTGCTGTCGAATCGAGCAGTCGGAATCCATCCTCCTGCGCCGTCACTGTAAAGATGCCAATAGTCCCCGGCGCCCATCAGCACAAAAAACGGATACCCCTCTTTGCGTAAGTGCGTATGGAATTTGATTTTGTTGTTTTCCGCCGCCTGGATCACCAAACGGTTCCCCGTGTTGTCAGTTCGGCGTAACACCACCCCGCGAACTCCCAGCGCCGTGTCGGAGGGCGGTAACTCGACAGTTACAGCCGCCGAACTCGCGTCAATCAAAACTAGGCCAAGCTCATCAGCGCTCAGTGTCTTAGACGCCGACACGTTGGTAATGGTGATGTTGAGCGCAGTTGTGATTGCGCTCGCAGTTTCCTCTTTGGTGAAGGTGTTTGCTTTTTCAGCTTTTTCAGACAGAGCCTTAGTCATCGTCGTGGCAAAATTAGGGTCATTACCCAACGCTTGTGCCAGTTCGTTGAGGGTGTCGAGAGCCTCCGGTGAGGATGCAACCAGTTCTGCCAGCGCGGTTTTGACGGTGATTTCTGTTTCGGTTTTGGTGAAAACATCGGAAAGATGAAAGCCATCTCGGGTCGTCGGTTTGTCCTTGATTTGTGACCAGGTACTTTCGGCCTCCACCAACGCCATAACGGCCTTCAGCACCTGGCTGTCATCCGTTGGTGCCAGGGTTTGCCCTGAACCTTCCACCAAATTGCATAGCTCGCGCTGAATAGCGTTCAACCATTGGGCCTTTAGTAATGTAGCTGGCGCGCCTGCCGCTGGGTTGCCTTCCGTGAACTCGCCCGCTGGATTCGCTGTATTGGTGCTATCACTAATTTTTTGCATTAAATGTCTCCGTAACCGAAAAGCAAAATGGACTCTGCGGGTTTCATCTGGCCTAGACGACACTCAAGGGCTTTGTTGCCCCAGGCGGTTAGTGGGTCTCCCGCTCCAGTGATCCCTGCACGCGCATGGCTGGCGGTCACGGCGGGCGCGTTGACGCGCCAGGTGAAGTTCCAGTCGCCGCCGTTGATAGGGTCGCCAGCGCGGGCAACGCCTACCCGAGCGGGCCTAAAGGTGGTGATGGTAATGTCGTAGCCCAGGGACTTAGCCAGGGCGATGAAGAAGGGTTTGCTTTGGCCTGCGCGGCCGGGCAGTTTGCTGATAACAGCTTGCACTCTCTGCCCTACGGTCTGCGCTTGTCCGACCAAGCACGGATCGGGCAGGCCCAGTTCGCGCTCCCAATCGGCAAGGCCTTCGCCTGAGTCAGGAAATATCGTGCTGTAAACCACTCCAGCCTTGGCGTCGGCCAGGTTCAAGGCGTTAGCTTCAGCCTCAATAGTGGCCGAGAGGTAAGGCGCCGAACCGTCATAGGAAACAGGCGGCAGCAGTAGGCGGAGCTGATCGGCAAGCGTAGTCATTCCAGCAGCCCCAATGTGATGGTGCCGGGACGAATCCAGCCAATCAGCGTGGGATCATCTGACGCTTTGACGTTGCCGGTGGGTGCCGTGACGGCGCGGTCTGACACTCCGGCCAGGTTGTTGATCATGGCTTCGATCTGGGAGCGCTTGAGCGTTTCGCCAGGCTTCAAAGCGCCCAGGAGGATGTTGTAGGCCTTTTGCGCGGCGGCCTGCACGTCGGCCAGAATGAAGTCAGGAGCCAGTTCAATTTCGGCAGTGGCGTTAACAGTGCGGATGGTTGGCGCATAAACCCATACGTCAGCGTAAACCGAACACACAGCCTCAATATGCGTTTTGCATGCGGTGATAACTTCGGCTGACGGTGTTCCAGCTGTGCCTGTGATGACGATATCGATGGTCCCGCCGCCTCGGCGTTTTGGAATGACCAATGCGCTGGCAACGCCCTCAACCTCCAGCGCCCAGCGGCGGTAGTCGTAACTTGCTCCCCCGGCCGGAGGCGACTGGATGATGTCCAAGTAACGCGCCCGAAGGGACTCTATTTTTTCCCGGTCTTCGCCACCTGTAGTCTTGTCGATGAATGTGGCGTCAGGGCTCATACCAAGGGGCGGGCTGGTGAGCATTAAAGCACCAGTAAGGTCGTTGAGTGCCGTACCTACGGTTTGTGCCTCGACTAGAACGGAAGTGGTGCCGTCGGTGCCAATCTTCGCGCTAGACTTGGCCGTGAACAGCTCGCCGGTGATGACATGTTTCAGGGTGGCGCCTAGCAGCAGCTCCACACCTACCGTGCCCTTCAAGGCTGCTTTGCCACTGGCTGCAACCGGATTTTTGAGGAACACCCCACGCAGTCCGGCTGTGTGAAGCAGCTCCTCTTCGTCGGCGGTATCAGCGAATATCTGTCGATGTAGCCAGGCCAGTTTCTGATAAAGCCCTTCGATGGCTGATGCCACTGCGGCCGAGCGCACGTAGTTGTCGCTGTCCGGCCCGATATCGGCCTCAGCCTGTAGGTTGCGGATGTCGCGCAGGATGTCCCGCAGAATGACGTCCAGGGACCGACCGGAGTAGGCCATATCAATTCACCCTTACAGGTTGGCGAAACACCTGCGGATTGCCGGTGGTGTCGATGATTTCGATTTGCAGGTTGAGCCAGCCGTAATGCGGCTGATCGACAGTGATGGTGATGTCCTGGGCGCGGCCGTCATCGAGCAGCGGCTGGAGCGCCTGCTGGGCGTATTGCTTGGCGAGTTTGCCGACACGTGGCAGATCTTTGGAGCGTTTCAGCTCATGCAGACGGGAACCCACGCTGGTGTCTTTCCACCAGGTGCCGAGGGGTGTCATAAGGCGTATGTAAACGGCGTTGCTCAGCGTATTGATACGCTGGCCCGTCAAGTCGCCAGTGGTTGGGTTTATGCCTGCGTCCATGGAGATGGATGGTGCAGGCGTAAGCGCTGGGTGTGTGTTTCAGGAGGGTTTAAGGTTTTAGTAAGGTAGAGACTTTGCGGCGGTCAACTGCCTTTCGGAAAGCATAGAAATATGAACAAATCGGCCACCGGAATTTGGAGCGGGCTTCAAGTGAGGATATTCCGGGCTAGCTGAGTCTCGTATCCCATCAACCGGAAGCATACCCAGTACCTCGCCCGCACTAGTAAGTCCCCAAGCTGCAATGGGTCTAACTTTCCACTCTGAGGTGTGCTGGTCCTGTATCAGGTAGAACCAGTCCGTGCATGGTGTGATTTGAACAATTGTGCTCATTGAAGCCTCCGTGTTTGAGCATCCAAGTTACCACAGCTTATTGCTGGGGCGCGGGAGTAGGCCCAGCCCCATGCTTGTGCAAGTTATAGATATCCCGATCCGCCTGCATACTCCTCGCATGGTCGCTAATTTCTCCCATCGCCTTAATGTCTTCGCTCATTTCGACGACGGGTGTTTCAAAGCGGACTTTGGTCTTGGCCTTGACCACCAATGTGTCAGTTTCAATCTCGATCAACCGGCCGCGCTTCATGTGGATATGGTCGCCTTCATCGGTGTACAACGCCACCTCCCCATCCTTGATCACGACCCGATAACGCCCATCTTCACTGGCTACTACGACCGTGTGTTTGCTGTTCCCCCCAACAGGAATTGCGACAAATTCAGCGCCAGGTAATGGCGCCGAAGTGAACCCATAGTGCTGCATCAGCTCACCGGAAACCGACTCGCCCGCCAGGCCTTCCATTTCGATGCCAATTAACGTGCCATGGGTGTTACGTGCCGCCGTCCCCCGAAAGGCCTGGCGAATATTTCTCATAACTCTACGTGCCTCATCGCGCACCAGGCGCGCCATGTTACTCATCAGAGCCCCTTGATCAATTCGATAAACGCCGCATCGGGATTGGCCTTTTTGCCCTTACGTTTCTTGGCAGGGTTGCCATCCAGCACCCACATTTTGTCTTCACGCAGCCGTAACTCGGTGATACGTCCCTCGCTACGAGTCAGGCGCAAAGTGCGAGCCATCAGAAAGTAAGTCGCGTCCAGCCCATGGGGCTCGCTACGCACAATGACGCGCTGGCCAGGGTTCCATACCTGGCCGTTGTCGGCACGATGGCCCATAACTACGGCGCGAATCTCGAAACCTTCCAGGCGACTGTCTGCCAGCAGCTTGCGCGCACGGGTGGTGGCCATGTCCTGGTTCTCGCTGGAGCTGTCGATAATTACCTTCGGCCTGAAGATCCCCCGACGGGCCAGGGTTTCATCCTGGATGACCGAGCGCAGGTGGGCGCGCTTGGTGTCGAGGCCGTCATTGTCGTACTGGCCGTGCTGGCCCAAGACGGTGATTTGGCTGTATCGGTTGGCAATAGAGCGCCGCACGCTGAGGCGCTGCACGTTATTGCCGATGCCGTCTTCCCGCATGATCAGCGTTCCAACAGGTGCGGCGTTGTAGTCCGGCCCGCCAATAATCAGTCGGCCGTCAGGCTCGACCCACGGCCATAAGCCGTTGGCCTCGGCAACCTGGAGCAACGCCTCCCACGCGCTTTGACCTGGTTCAATCTGAACGCGGCGTCTGGTCTTAGCCTGAGCGGCACGAATCTCTATTTGAGTGATGCCCAGCGGCTTTACGACCTGATCCAGGATCTGCGCCAGTGTGGCCTCGCGCATCGAAACGAAGGGCGCGGAACAATCGACCAAGGGCGCCGCGCGGTCCCGGCCGGTGATACGCATAGAGATACCCTGACGCGAGATGTCGTGTTCGAATTCGTCGATTTGGCCCGTCAACACGCGATCCTTGCCCAAGGTCAGCGAGCAAGGCGCGCCCTCGGCCAGCACGCTTGGCAAGCGGGCGGCGTCCTTGGTGTACAACTCCAGCTCGAAACCGTCAGCGGCGGTCAACAGATCCGATTCAACCGACCAGCCATCCCATTCCTCATGGGCCAGGCCACCTATCGACAGGCGTATCGATTCGTCCAGGACACTATTTGGCGTAGGCACGCAGCACCTCACCGGCTTGAATGTTGTGCGGGGTTTTCAGGTCGGGATTCAAACGGATTAGCTCGTTGGCACGGGTATGGTCCCCGTACCAACGGTGGGCCAGCAGGCGCAGACTGGCCGGAGTTTCGACGATACGCTCAAGCATCGGTGGGCTTTGTAGAATGACCTGGCGAGCACGGGCTTGAATCAACGCGGCGACGTTGCGCAACGCGTCAATGATCGGCAAGGCCGTTTCCACGTCGTAGAGGTGTCGTTGCAGCAGGATGGAAGACTGCACCAGGGAGCGCACCAGGCTAACCATGGCTTCTAATTCCAGCGGGCTTAACGTCGGTGTGTCGGCCTCGTCTTCAATCACCAGGGCCACTGCCTGGGCGTGAGACAGCGCCAGTTCGGTGATGACCAGGACAACCAAGGCGAAGCCGCTGGCAGCCACCGGATCGTCCGGCATGCCATCGGGTAACAGCACAAGGCCGCTCGCTGCATGAGTCGGCGCGCCCTCGATCAATGGGCCGACCGCAGGCGCCACACCCTGACGGGCGCCGATCAAAAAGCCCGTGCCCGCACGCGCAGCAGCGGCCGTCAGGCTGGCACTGCCTGGCAAGGCAGCGGGAACGCCAGTACGAGCGAGCAGCGCTGTCGACGAGCTGGGCGTGCTGCCCTGAATAGCGCCTCGGATCTCCGAGGGAGTGCGCATCAGATCAACCAAGGGATCAAACGCCCCAGACGGCCGCCTGGCCATGGACGCGACACCAGACACCACACCCAGAATCTGCGAGCGCAGTTGTTGCAGACGCAGGCCAATGCCAGGCAAGCCAAGGGCCTTTTCGATCAGCCCAACCCAGCCGCCACCGGTCCACGATTGAATTTCTCCGACAAGGGAATCAATACGCCCGAACAGGTCGAAGATGCCATCCTGCCAGGTGTATTCATCCTCAAGCTCAAGCACACCAATATCAACGAACTCAAACTGCCGCTCGAAGAACGGCGCGTCGGGCGTGTCCTCCACAAACACAATGCTAATTTCGGCATAGTCCGGCCGCTCGGCGTGGTGTTTGACCTCGCCGGTGCTGCTGACGACGTTCATGCTGCCGTAGATCGGGTGGATCAACTCCCCCGTACCAGGTGTGTTCAGGGTACGGAGGATGTTCTGGAGTTCGATCTCATAGTTGACGCCGAACACCACCACTTGCATGGGAATACGTCGCGCACCTCGGCCCAGGTCTTTGACCCGGTCGCCATCCTTGAACGGCGTTCCATGTTCGGACAATGCGCGCTGCCATTGCAGGCTTTCACTTTCGACCTGGAGCGGGACGCCACGGAAAGAGGCGTCCAGTAAAGTCTCTGCCCAGCTCATCCGCCGCGCCTCATTTGAATGTCGGTTCGGCGCTCGACCTCGGCCTGGATCATCCGCGAGTCAGTACGCACCTCAATGACCAGAGGCTTTGCGAGCAACGAACGCAGACGTTCTTCGGCGGATTGCGCAGCAGGAGTGGCACCAGGTGCAGAACCGTTGCCGGCAATGCCTGGGAAGCCGGTGGTGTTACCGCCTGATAATGGGTTTGCCAGGCGTTGCGCCAGGGATGCGAACCAGGTGGACGACTGGCCCGTGCCGGATTGCGACATCATGTCCCGCAGACGCTGTTGTGCGGTGAAGGTGTCAGCACCCGCACTCAAGGCGCGATTGGCGATACCCTTCGCCCAGGTGTTGGCGCCGTTGATGGGCAGACCCGCAGCGGTAAGGCCGGTTTCATGGTGTGCCAGACGCCGGGCTTCGGTGGATAGCCAGTCAGATGACTGATCGGGGTTCTTCCCGGCCAAGGCCATACGGTTGCGGTAGAAAGACGTTTGGTACGTGCGCTGGTCATCGTTCAAAAGCTTGTTGCGTTGGGCATCACGCAGCCTGCCTTCGTCGGTACTCGCGCTGTCACCGCCTAATTGGGTGGCGCTTGCACCGAGTGCGACAGGCGCTAGCCAGGGAGCAACAAAACCACCTGGTTTACCCTTGGTTTTGTCACCTGACCCGTTCGGCAAATCCGATCCACCGCCACCAAGAGGAGCACCAGCGGGCCAGTTGGTAACGAATACCGATGTCACGCCTGTTGCTTCTTCCAGGACTTTACCCACAGCGATGCCTTTCAAGGTTTCAGGGCCGCCCAGGAATTTGTTGAGCAACGCACCTGCGCCCGCTTTGGCACCGCGTCCGGCGTAGTAGCCACCAACACCCAGTGCGGCGCCGCCAGCGAGCATTTGTTCGCCGGATAAGTTCAGATCATCAAGTAGATATCGCCCCATGTCGGCGAAGCCTTTATTCAGAGGTGTGGCCATACGGTCTATCGCCTCTGCGAGTGTGGCTTTCATCCTTGATGCGGTGCCGCTGGCGCTGTCGGTGTTTTCTTTTAGGTCTCGTTTGAAGATAGGGTCAGCCGCATCAAGCGTTTTTGATCCCGACTTAAAGTCGTTCAGTCGTTCACCCGTTAACATACTGCGCCAGCCTCGAACCGTGTCCAAGTCCATGCCTTTAAACACAACCCCCATGAACTTGGCGCGCTGCTCGTCAGTTTTCATGGCTTCATACTTGCGCTTCATATCACCGAATACTTCTTCGGCGTTGCGGGTGCTTTCATCTTTATTGAAGAACTTAACGCCAGTGGTTTTAGTAACTTGATCACGGTACTGCTTGTTTCCGAACACCCGTAAAGTCGACTCGGCCAAAGTGCCCAGTCGTTCAGGCTGCATCTCTACCTTGGATAAGCTTTCGGTAAATGCCAACGCTTGAGACAGCGACATGCCTGCTGCGGTCGAGGCACCGCCGATCCGTGGAAACAAGCTGGCCAGGTTTTCCAGTTCGGCACTTCCCAGGCGACCCGCTACTGTCATTTTCTGAAGGAAGTCGAGGGCGGCACCTTTTTTATTCAAATCAATGTTAAACGCAGAAGCACCGGTCATCAGCGCGCCGCCCAGTACACCAGTGCTAGAGCCGGTAACGGCAGAGGCCTGCCCGATGGCGTCCGCCGCTTCCTTTGATGCGTTGTAGTTAACACCCGAAGCAATCAACGTATTGAACCCCACGTCAACACCAGAGCGATCAACGCCATATGCCTTCGCAATTCTAAAACCTTCAGTTTTCCACTCACCTTTTTGTGCGCCCGACATATCGGCCGTTTGCTTTGTTTGGATCAACATTCGCTCAAGTTGAGCGTTGGCCTTGAGGCCAGAAACAACCCCGATACCCACACCCAACCCGGCGAGTTGCCCTTGCATGCTCCCGCCCAGGCCTTTGATGCGGTCGAACTCCTGACGCACACCCATGGCGATGGTTTTCAACGTTCGTAGGCTGCGCCCGCTGTTCTGCGCCATACGCCGGAAAGACGTTTCCGTCTTATCCACGCTCTGACGCAAGGGCTGTACACCTTGTCGGTCGGTACTTATCAGCTCGGTTTTTGCATCACGCGCAGCCTGGCGGGCGGTGGTGGCCATCTTCTTGAGTTCGGCTGAAGTCTTGCTGACCTCGATGCGCGTGCCGGAGCCTGCCTTGGCTGTTTCGCGCATGGCGCTACGGATGGTTTTATAACTGTTGGCCCCGACCTGGCCAACTTTGGAGATGGCCGAGGATGCCTTCCAGCTCTCATCAGCCAGGGATTTAGCGCCTTCCTTACCGGCTTTGCGTAAGTCGCGGTTGACCTGCTCGATCTCTCGACGACTGTTGCCCGCATGGGCTTGGATACGAAGCGCGACGCGTAAATCTGAACTCATTGGATACTCCCGAACGGGGCCTTACAGGTACAGGAAAGGTCCGGTGTTGGGCCTACCGTTTTGGCTTTGGCAACGCCTTGCGCTGGCGCTGACTGACATAACGAGTGCCCTTGACCTTGCCGATGACCAAATCAATGCGCGCATCAAGTTCGGCCCTGGTCATTCGGCGTAGTTCGTCTAGGCGGTAGCCGTATCGGACAAGGGCGTGTTCAATTCGCCGCCAATCCGCGTTTCTGCGCTCGGCGGCCTGAGCTTTTTTCCCAGCTCGATATCGGCATCCGCCAGCACAGCCAGGTCAATCTCGGTCAATGCCTCCCGCAACAGTTCGGTGGTCAGGTTCTCAGCCGGTATTTCGCCGAGAGTCAGTAACTGGCGACGGTACACTTCGAGGGTTTGCAAATGGAAAGGACCGTTGGGGTGTTGCTCCTGCGCGTAGACCCAATCACCTGCAACGCCAACGCGCAGTGTGAAGCGCTTGTGCCGAGTCCCTGCAAAGTAAACACCAATGGCCAAGTCGTCACTGGTGGTCAGTCCGTCCCACTGCTTATTCAATTGTTCAGTCATCGCATTATTCCGTGTAGTAGTTGAGAGCGGCGATGGTCAGGTCGCGAGTGGCTTCACCGTCAACCTGGTATTTGCTGCCCATCTCCATGAGGGAACACCCCGTCCAGGTCTGGCGCTCGCTGCCACCGTCCTGCGGATAAATCGTGAGCTTGGCGTCCATCAGGGCGCGCCAGTCCGGTTCGCCTTTTTTTGGAATAGGTACCGAGATTCTCAACTCATGTTCTTCAATGCCCTTTGCCGTGCCAGAGGGGCGGCCAGTGCGGTTCATGGCCTTGACCACCTTGCGCCCGGTCTTAAGGCTCGGCTCAACGCTGGACACCTCATAATCGGTGCCGTTGATCTCCAGGACGATCAGCCCTACGTAGTTATCAGCCATCTGAAATCACCTCTTACAAGAGCAGGTCAATGCGACCAGCGAACACGTGGAGCCCATTGACCACGTCAGCGGGAATACTGGAGTTGAGTCGGTTTGCATCTTGGGGCGAGCGCTCGACCACCAGCCCATTGGCGTTGGCCTCGACCTCTTCAACGATCTCCAGCTCCTGCGCCTTGAGCAGTACGTCCAACAGCTCACCGCGCACTGCGTCCGGGGTTTTTTTCGAGAGTTTGGAGCGCGGAAAGCGCAGGCGAATGCGCTCACGGCACGCCATGCGGATGTAATACAGAGTGCGGATGGTGGTCAGGTCCAGCAGCGACACATCCGTGGCACCGGCCGCAGATTTTGTGTAGGTGGTTACGGCGCGGACAATCTGGATGACGTCACCGGCTGCGACTTCCAGTGGCGTGACGCCGTTAGCCAGCGCGGTCTCCTGCTCGGTGCGGCCGAGGCGCTGCGAGATGGTCGGGACTTTAATTCCCGCCAACTCCAGCGTATTCAGCGGTCGCGCTGGATCTTCTTCCGAGGCAATCATCGCGGCATAGGCAGCGGCCACCTGGTGTGCTTTCGATGCAGTGCCTGGCAACACCGCCACAGTGATCGCGCCGGAATTCAGCGACGTAGCCAGTGTGGTGGCAGCCGACAGCGTGCTGGTCAAAGCCGCAACGCCGATAATGCCTTGCTGCTCCATAGAGTTGGTGTAGACCTTGATGTGTTCGCGCAACGCGGTCAGTGCTGTAGTGCTGTTCCAGGCCGGGACCAAAATGGTAAATCCACCCAATGCGGTCGCGTCCAGTGCTGCCTTGATGTCTGGCTCTGCATCACCCTCAACAACCACGCCCACGGCCGAGACGGCGGCGTAGCGATAAGCCGTGATAAAGGAGTCTGCCATTTCCCCAGCGATGGTGCCGCCGAACAACACTTCAGCCTCCGGCGTGCTGTAGAACGGCGTGGGCACATGGGCTTCAACGGTTGCACCTTCGCCCAGAGGAACGATAAAGCACACGCTTTGCCTGTTAGTCGGGAGGTTCCGTACTGCCAGGCTGGTGTTGAACTCCATGTAAACGCCAGGCTTACGGATAGACGCCGGGATCGTGTCGAATTCGATGTTCATTCAGCGGATTCCTGTGCGGTTTGTTTGGCACTGGCACGCGTTTTTTTCACGGTCAGCAACTCCTGCGCCGCAACACGGCGCCGGTAGTAAGAGGTGTCCGGCACGTCGACTGCCTTGGTCTCTTCGATGTACGTGTACGGATCATCTTCCGTGGGCACCCGATGACCAGGTGCAGCTTTAACGTGCATTACACGTCCCTCAGTTCGATGTTGTCGGTGGCCACCGGATTGGGGTTGTCCGATGGGGTGTGGTAGTCGAGGCTGATGCCCAGGAAGTCCGGCAGTGCCTCTTTGGGTTTCTCCCAGTCCAGTTCGATAACGAACGATTGGCCCAGGACTGAGAGGTGGTCGCTGGCAAACTTCCCGTTGACCAGGTTGGAAAGCTCAGTGGGTTTAATGGCTGCGCACTCCAACCAGGGTTGCCAGTCCACCAGTTGATGCATGCAGGCTTCCCATAACGCATAGGTGCCAATGTCCGTAGGCGTCGTACCGCGCCGGGTTTCTTTTTCGCCACGTGGGTGACGCGCCGCGATAACCAGTCGAAAGGTGATTGGCAGGGTGTAGCGAACGTTGGTTTTGCGCACGAACGTCACTTTGGGCACCATCAGTAAAATGGCGGGGCAACGTTTAAGCAGACCCGTCAACAATTCGGGGTCGCTTAGCTCGCCGCCGTAGCTGGCGACCGTCAGGCGCGGGAGCTTGGTGTTCAATTCACGCAACCGCGCCTCGATCAAGTCCTCCAGCTCGCCCAGCACTACAGGTTCCTCAAGGTGGTGCGGCTCATCAGCCGAGGCTGGTGGCTGATCTTAAGACCTGACTCGCCACCGTCCGAGGCGCCGCGCTCCTTGTCTTCCTTGGCAAGGGTTTCCAAGCGTCTGATAACGTCCTTGTAAAGCACTCGCACGGTGGACTCTTCCTTGCCTGCGTCGTCGTATAGGTGGTAGCGGGCGATCTCGGCCAGATCGGCAGTCACCCACTCGGGCGCTGCCTCAACCGACGAGCGAAACCGTAGGTAAAAAGACACCTCGCTACGCGCACGGGTTACGGCGTCGGCGATTCTGGCCAACGTCGCGACGGCAACCGCTACGTCCTCGGGCGGCCACTCGTTCAGGGGCTGGCCTGCGGCGGCCGCCACCACCAACGCTGGCTCGATAACACGTTCGGTGTCCGGGACGGCCACTTCGGTAATATCGCGGGCACCAAACCGGACCAGAAGTTGGCTGGCGGACGGTAGCGAGAGGTTCATTTATCGGTTCCCTTCGTCTTGGTGGTACGGGCTTTCTCTGGCTTCGCCACGGGAGTGGGCGTCGGCGATGAAGGCGGCGCAGCGTTTTCCTGGTCCTTCAATGGGCCGGTCTCAACCACGGAAATATCCAGGGATGGTCTTACAAAGCCAGGTCCAGGCTGGCTGTTGGGTTCGACGATGACCACCGGAGCAACCACTGGCGTAATGACTGTTTCAGGCGCTTGCGGCTCGGTGCCTGTAGTGGCATCGGACGCTTGCGGTGGTGGAGTTTGCGAGCGAGTTTCATCAAGCACGTCCTTTACCTGGTCGAATGCTTCCTCCACATAGCCGAGGATCAATTGAGGCTCTTTTCCAAGTGCCTCAAGCTGTTCATCCGTAAAGAAATCATCCGGGTAAGGCGTTGGAGTGCCTGGGTGGGCAATCCCGCAACGGCGGAAACCGTCGCGTTTTGAAGTAATAACGATGGTCATAACGCCCCCTTACGCTTCGCCAGTTGAGCCATAAGCCAGTTGCCAGAAGCCATAACCACCGGCCGCCCGCGCCTCTGCCCCGAACTTGAATTTCTTGCGGTTGAAGACGTCGTCAGCTTCTGGATCGGTCTGCTGGACGAAGTTCGGCGCTTCACGTTCCTGATAGATAAACGGCTTGACCGGCTTGCTGGTGTCCAACAGATACCAGGCGGTGTCCGAGGTGATGCGGGTAGAGACCACCAGCTCGGCGGTGCCTTTGTAGAGGTTGGCCTTGCCGTCCTCCAGGCGGTCACTGGTCAGCAAAGCGCGGGCGGTGTCTTCCAACCCAGGCCCAACCAACAGAACGGTTGGGTTTACGTCCAGCGGGCGGCCGTCGTCGTCCTTGAACTTGCGCATGGCGGTGCGGGCGGCACCGTAGCTGGCCTTCGCTGCGGCCTGTGTTGCTATAGAAAGAGCAGCGGTGCCCTTGTTGCTGACACTGCCCTTGCCGACGGGGTGGTCAGCGTCGAAGAAATATTGTTTGTCGTAGCACAGGTTGCCGAACGCACCGTTCACCAGTTCAAAGACAATTTCGTCTGGCAACTGCTTGGCCGAGAATCCAGCCATCTGCGCTTGGGGCGCATAGATCCCCAGTTGGTCATCCTTGATGTGGTTACGGTCGACCTCGACAGTGGCTTCCCAGTCCTCGTTTTCCACGGTGTAGCTGTAGGCCTTGAGGTTTTTTACATGCTTTTCCCCAACCCAACGGCGCATCTTCGGAAACGCCGACAGCCAGGCATACAGGTTGCTGCCAGTGGTGCTGGGCACCTTCATGGCGATCTTTTCCCAAGTACTGGGTGCCGATGAAAAAGCATTGTTGAACAGTGTTTTCAGCGCGACGAATGCCGCCTGAATAGAGGCTTTGTTGACTAACATGCGCGGTGCGCTCCTATGTATAAAGAGGGTTACTCAACCCACACGCCATCGGTATCAACACCGACGATGCGTCCAGCAGCGGATCGGGTGCCGTCTGCATCCTCTGCGGCGACGGTTTCGTCATCGACGATGTAAGCGGGCTTGAACAGATGCGCCTGGGTGACGGTGCCGTCATTGACCCAGCAGAATGCTTTGCCGTGGCGGATCTCGACCTGGGCACCGCCCGCAGCGCCGCCCCGGTTGTCGACTGATTCTTCGGCGCGGCCCAGGTAAATCAGCTCAAGAGCCGTTGAGCCGGGTGCAGCAAAACCGCTGGCAGTGACTACCACCAAAGAGCCTGCGAAGATGCGGACGTTGGCCGCGACAGGAACCACCAGGACCTCGGTGGCCTTCATGGGAGTGTTGCGATCTTGAGTCAGCGACACGGGCTAGACCTCGCTCTGTTTGGTTTTAGCGAACTCGACCTGATCAACACCCAATTGCAGGCACATGGCTTGCTCTTCAGCATTGAGCGCAGTGGTGGTTTCTTTGGGTTTGCGCTCGCCCAGGTTGGTGGGGTCAGCAACGACCGGAGCGGCGTCGACGAAGGCCTTGAAGCGCGCCAGGCCGGTTTCGTCCTGGCAGGCGGCGCGGTGGTAGTCCACTGTTGCCGGGGTGATTTTTCCGGCCTGGGTGGCCGAGGTAATCAGCGCGTCGACTTGCTTGGTGTGTTCGGTTTTCTTCTGGTCGGCCAGGGCTTGCTCAGCATTGGCGGCACGTTGCAAAACGCTGTCGTAGTCCGCTCGTGGCATGAACTGCTCAAGGTTGGGCTTCTCGGTGTTCACCGCTTGCGCGGTTGCTTTGAGTTGAGCGGTGGCCGCAAGCGCCTGTTCTTCGGTTGCTGTTGCAGGCAAACCGAGTGCAGTCAGAAGCGCAGGTGAAAGCGTCACAGGCGTGACCTCCATGTTTTCTTGATTGAGGGCGGTCAGCAGGAAGTTGGGTTTATTCGTCAGGCCCGCGCTGACCAGGCGAGCAATACGCGTGGTGTCCGGGTCGAAGTCGAAGACAGGGGAAAGGAAGCGGTATTCGCGGTTAACGACTTGCTCAGAGGCCCGAGGGGTCCAGTCAACCAGGCCCCAAAGCGAGCCATTGCGCAGCTCCAATTGCTTGATCCAACCCGCAGCAGGGGCCGACTCGCCTTTGGTGGCGCGGTGCTGGGTGGCGTGCTCCCAATCGATGGGCAGGTCGATGGCACGGCCGAGGAAACTGGATTGGACCAATATCCCGGCTTGCTCATCGAACAGCCATTGCCGACCATCGCGGCCGGTGACGTTGGGACCAGGGGGGATAAGTTCGACCCACTCCGGGGCCTTGCCGTCAGAGACGGTGGCGGAAAGGTCGGTGTTGAGTGCGAGTTGGGTTTTCATGCCGCCAGTGTGTGGGAACTGGCGGGATGAGGGAGTATCAGCGGGGTTTAAGGTTTATGTCGCGAGTTCTTACCAATGCATAGAAACTAGAATGGAATGGGGTCATCCCATTTAGGTGCAGGCACTTGTTTAAGAACGAAATGTTTCTTGTTGTCTATCATCCATTCCCAACCATCATGCGTGAGGCCGTATGTCTGATAGTCACCGTGCATGGTTTGCTCGACCCTGTGATTTGCCAACCCACGTTTCATTAAGGTGCGCAGCGCCATTGACGTTGCAATATTTGTAAAGCCCGCTTTCTCCATATCGCTTTTTATAATGCCGATACTAATGAAGTCATCTGGAGAATCAGCATTGCCGCCAATCGCGGCCATAACCACGACCTCAATTTGATCCAAACCTTCGACTGGCTGAAGGATCGAAGGATTAGCAGCGGTGTGAATTGACTCTTCTTTTTCAAGTAATGCTCTTAACTTCGCTGTAATGCTCTCTCTAAGAGAGACAAAGTCTCTTGGGGCACCTGTTTTATACGTAATAATTGTTCGGTGTTGAATGTCAAACGGGAATCTCGTAGTTCTTTCATCGGAGCAGACTAGGACAACCTCTTTGTTCAGCGCTATCGCGTAGCCTAACTCAAACCATACATTAGGGTTGTCGAGACTGATATCTGCGAGGCAGATGCGCGAGTCCCGAATACCTTTCTCAATGTCATGAATCGGGATAACTACCTGGGGGTCTCGGTCCACCCGGTATGGCTCAAGGTCCGCGTCATTGATGGCATGGGCGAAAATATCCTCGTATCGGCTATCGAATGCGCCGCCATCAAATGGTTGCATCACAAAACAGTGTGGCATCGTCGTCTCTCCCTAGATATTTATTAGCCTGGCGATGCAGCGAGCTTCCGACTTTTGGGCAAAGCGCCATGCGTTACCCGCTAGGATGCTTTATTGCCGGGCCCTGAGCAAATCTAACGCGGGTCTAACGCCTTCTTATTACCTTGGCTGACCATGCGGGCCGATCTGGCACGATCTCCGCCCCTACGAGATTTACGGTGTCATCCTTTTAACGGTTCCGTCAGATAGTTATTGATGATGAACAGCAGTTCGGTTTCATCGTCGGTAGATAGGCCCAAATACTCCCGCGCAGGAATATCACCCCATGGGATAGAGCTGCCCTTACTGGTTTTACCGGACGCACCTTTCTTTTGCCCGAACTGGTGAACCGCACCATAGGGCCGGTCTGTACCGAACGCCAACTCGACACTGGTGACTTGCTTACGCAAAGTGTCCTGGAGAGTGCCTTTCTCCCGAAGGATGCCTGTGCCTTTTTTCCTGGCCAGTGTCACAGGCGAGAGCGGCGCCCAGGGCGTGCCGTCGGGCGCGACCTTTTGGCGGAAGCGCTCGTCAGTGGACTGGTGGAGATATTCACCGATGTCATTAAGCGGTGTGGTGAAGTCGTCCAGACGGCGCGCCAAATCGTCCAGGGCTTTGCCAATCTCGCTGTTATCAATGACGACATCAAGCATTGCACCGGCCATGGTGATCTCCTATTCAGGGCGGCTGTATAGCAGGACGCCAAGGCGAACCTGCTCCATGTATTCGGGGCTGTCTGCCTCTGGCATAAAGGAACTGACTCCGGCCCAGCCATCGTCGCCGACTTCGAACACCGCCAGGGCCGTTGTAGGCTGGCCCTCGACTTTGAAGCGGCGCAGGTAACGGCGCCGGATTACGGCCTTGCTTTGACCCTCAAGCCACTCCAAACGGACCCAGATTTCGTCGGGGGCTTTCAAGGCGTCGGCCAGTAGAGGGAGTTCCCGCGCAATGCCGGAACGCTGTATGAGCAACGGACCCGTGGGAGTGTTGCTGAACAACCCCCGGCCAATCACCACGGCATCGCCAACCACGTCTTTGAACACTGCGGGCGCTGACTCTGTCGCGCCGAACTCGCCAAGGAATTGATCTAGGTACTGTTTGTCAGTTAGGCCTTCGGGTAACACCCGTGTTGCGGGAACTGTTCGAGGCGACGGCATGGCGGTTGATAGTCGACGGTTTGGAAGGCCCGATGTCGTGGCGCTGTATCTGGCACCTGGCACGGGATGGGGTATTGGGTCGTAGGCCCGCAACGGTGGCACGGCTGGAGCCAGGCGCGATTGACCAGGTGCGTACTCAAAGCCTGGGTCGATGCCCTTGGGCACCCGTACTGTGCGCGGACCATTAGGACTGTTTTTGCCGATGACACGATCTTCCCACTCAATAGCTGGCGCGGGACCAATCGTCAGGCCTTGGCGTTCCACATCTCTGGCCGAGGCCATGAACTTCTTGCACTTGCAGCCCCAGCCGTTTTGCGGCGTGTGCGTCGCCCACCATGGATCATCCAGCGGTAGCGTGATTCCGTTCCAGGACAAGTGCATTGGACGCGGGTGTGCGCTGTCACCATGCCGGTAGATGCCGTAGGGACGGCGCTTGCGTAACTCTGGGTCTGCCATCTGTTCTTCACGACCAGCGTTATAGGACTGACGCAAGTTGGTTTCCCAAATGACGTTGGTACGCCAACCATGCTCGCCCTGGTACTGCCAGCCATGTTTGCCCACGACCTTGTCGAAATCTTTTCGGAACTGTTCCAGGGAAGTGCCAGCGGCAATGGACTTTTCTACAGCGCCGCGCAGGTCGGTGAGCAGATCGCGCTTGGCGCCGCCGGCCACGACAAAAGCGTAGTCGTGCTCGGCAGCGTACACGTCCGTCCAGGAACGAGTAGGTAAATCAACTTTTCCACTGAAATAGTTAATTTGTTCTTTGAATGGAAGCGAGCCGTGAGAAACTGCCATTATGGTTACTCGCTCAAATACCTAAAGGAATGGAAAGTGATTACAAAAGACGACATCAAGGTAGCTCACGATTTGTGGTTTCAATCAAAGGAACGCACCCAGCTAGCCCTAGGAAAACTAGAAATTGTTCGGCGTGCCATGCGTGAACTTACTCAAAGCTTCAAGACCAACACCGTTACTGTTTCGTCTGTGAGTACGTTTGAACAGGCACTTGAGGGTGCAACTCAAGAGCTGCATAGTGCTGTCCAAGAACAGGACCGTACCGAGCGTCAATATTCATTGCTGCGTAATGAATTTGATGAGCAATCTAGCAACACGTCACAACCCTCTTAAGATGTCATCACGCCCAGCCAGGCTGGCAGCGGTAAGCCCATCAGCTATGGCATCTGCTAACTGGCTGGTGGTCATCGCCGGATAGGTTTCAATCAACCGATCCCGAAACTCTTCCAGGCTATGAACAGTGTCGAGCAGTTCCTTGATCTGCTCGACCATGTCATCCAGATACACCCCAACAGTTCGTTCCATCGTCCGCACCTGGTTATCCACGATATCCGGTATCACCACCGGCCTGGCGGGCGCCTGCTCTCTGTTGGCCGCCTGCGCGAGTACCGGAGCAGCAACTGGCGCAACAACGCCCAACAGATCAGCACCAGCGGCCGGAGCCGGGATATTCAACTTGTCGCGGATAACCGACTGTTCAACCTTCAACCCCAACGGCACCAGCTTTTCCAGCGCTTCGATCAGGATCTTGGCGTTTTCGGGTTTGGGTACGTCGAGAATCAGTCGTGGATACGGCCGACCTGGTGCAAAGTTCAGATCGCACCAGGGGCGCACAAAATAACGGTTCAGCGTATTGGATTCGGCCTTGGCGTCGGCTTGCAGCAGGTCCAGACGAACCTCGTTATGGATCGTCGCCTGGGCCTGGCTGGAGCCATCGTCAGTAGACATGGTTTGACCGACCACGGCTTTACTAACCTGCTTATCCCACCACTCGGCCAGCCCCTTGAAGAAGTCACCAGCGCCGGTCACGTTCGCCGCCTGGGTGAAGTCGATGCGCATGCTGTCAGGGATTACCGCCGCCGCATCGCTGCCCAGGTTGGCCACCGCCGACATGAGCGTGGCGATATCGTCCTTGCTGGCACCGGGTCCGTAGCGACCTACACGCATGGGCATGCCGAAGATATCGGCGAAGCCCATCCAATCCTTCCAGGTCCAGGCTTTACACATGTAGCCAACCGCTGCCAGGCGCGCCAGGCCGCCCCGGATCGGCAGCCCCGAACGGATGCGCGGCAGGTGGACAATGAACTTGTACGGTGCCAAAGGAACGCCATTGACCATGTCCACTTCATCCAGGAGACGCAGCTCCCGCCCGGTGTCGCGGTCGAATTGGAAGAAGCGCTGGTCCCGTGGTTCAAAGCGCGATGGGTTCCAAGTCTTGCCGCTCCGGTCCCACATGATTTCGGAGACGGCATAGCCTTTGCCCATAGCGTCGGTCAGGTCGGCTTGCAGTTCGCCGAACTCGGGGGAGTCGACTATCTCCTTGAGTTGGTCGGCCCGGCGCACGTCCTCGGCATCGTCGCTGGCGGCTTCCACGCGGATGGCCAAGCCGGACACGGCCAGTTTCCGAGTGCCTAACACTGAGGCGTAATGCAGGTCTCGTTCTTCCATTTCCTCGGCAAGGGTCAAGTAGTCGTGGGCTGAACCTTCGGCGGCCGCCTGCAGGATGGCGGCAAGGCGACCGGGTGTCAGGCCGCTGGCCACCGACTGGTGCCAAACCTGGCGTATGCCAGTAGTGCGGGCTGCGGCCAGCTCTTCGGTGAGTTTGTCGTATTGGATCGGTCGACCGAACTGGTCAACGATTTTAGATTCAGCCATTACCAAATGCCTTTTTTGGAGCGCCAACCGGCGCCGATCTGGATCTCGCGATCATGTTGGGACGCGGGCTGGACTCGGTGATACTCGATGATCTCGACTTCCTGGCGGGACGCGTAGTCGGCCAGTACGGCGGCGATACCGGCGTCGCCGTGGCGCTTGGGGCCAGCCTTTTCGCCTTTCTCGTTGGTGCGCTTTTCCGGGATGCGGGCCACGCCCTTGACCATACGAAAGGCGCGCACGTCGCTGACCACGTCTTTGTCGGCCGGGATGTCGTAGAAGGTGTCGTCTTCCAGGGCCGCCTTGAACGGCGGCATGTTGTCGCGATACCAGCCCTCGGTGAGCATCACCCGTTCAATACGGTTGAAGCCGAATTCGATGGCTGTTTCTTCCGACAATTGCGAGCCGTTACCCCTGGCATCGTCGGCACCCTTACGTAGATTCGGCAGGCGCCGAAGGATGTAGAACTTGATCTGCGACTGTTGCTTGAACGGGACGTTACGCAGCTCGACCACAAAGGGCGTGCGCTTGCGCAGGTTCTGTTCCTTGAGCAGCGGCCAGATGACAGAGAGGTCGCCGGAGCGAGCGAAGTCCATGCCATAGAAGCTCTCAACGTCCAGCGGGATAGCTGAAAGCAGTGGGAGCAAATGCTCCTCGCACCACTCCAGGGACTCGGCGAGCCGCAGGTGTTCAGGGATGGTTTCGTAACCTTGCGGATACGCCAGGCGCAGTACCGGTACGGCGCGGTTACTGCGTTTCTCGACCAGGGCCATGCTGAGAAAGGCGCCGCCGCCCTGGGACGGTACGCAATCAAGCTCCTCATCGGCAGCATCGCCGTAGAAGTCGTAGACGTCCTCAACCCACGCGGCTTCTTCCTCGGGCTTGTATTCAATGCCCTTGCGCAGGCATACCCGGTTGTAGAGCCCATCGGCGACAGCGTCGCGGAACGGACAACGGAACAACATGCCCTTACGCTTGCCTGCCCGGATATCGTTGATCAGTTCATTAAACGCGTTCTCGGTGCCATCGTGGGTGCTGATCACATGGACTTCACCGCCCCAGATCAACAGTGCTAACGCAGCTTTCAGCAGCTCGGCCAAGTCCTGGTGAAACGCCGCTTCATCAATCACGACCACGCCCTGACGCCCCCGAAGGTTGGACGGGCGGCTGGTCAGCGCGACGATGCGGTGGCCGGTGGGAAACGTAATGGTGTAGGTCTTGATGTGCTTGTCGGGGTCGCTGTCGGGCCAGATGCCTTCTTCTATTTCTTCCGCCGCGTAGTTGTAGGCTCGTGCCCACATGGCGCATGCCTGGATGTATTCCACGGTCATGTCCTGGTTGTAGCCCAGGTAGTAGACCGTCTGGCCACCCGCCGATTTTTCGCTGGCAGCCACCAGAACGTTGTCTGCCGCTTCGGCCCAGGTGAGGCCAATACGCCGGGACTTCTCGCCGACCTTGAGCGGGGCGCGGATACCTATCCATTTTTTCTGGTACTTGAGAAGGACTGATGGCGCAATGATGCTTGCAGTGTTTTCAAGCACAACGGGAAGGCTCATGCTATGCACCTTTTAACCCGTTGCACCATTCGGCTGATTAGGCTCAAAGGAGATGACTGATGATTGACTGGGTTGCTGCCGCATTTACAAGCGCGAAAACTGCGGGCGACATAGCCAAAAGCTTGATCACTTTGCGTGATGAAGACCTTGTAAGGGGTCGAGTAATGGATCTGACGAGCACCTTGATGGATCTGCAGCAGCAAATGATGCAGGGTCAGATGGAGCAAATTGAATTGATCAGTAAAATTGCGAGCTTGGAAGAGGAGCTTAGAACAGCCAAGCAAAAATCTGATGTACTCGGCCGCTATGAGTTGTTGGCCCTTAGTCCAGGACAGGTTGTTTACACTCTGAAGCCACAATTTAAAGATGTTGAACCCGACCATTTCTGCTGCACCAATTGCTACGATATGGGGAGAAGGTCTGTTCTCAAACCACAAAACCAACTTGGTGGTACATGGATAAAATACATATGCCCAGCATGTTCCAATGCAATTGGCGTGATTGTCGGAGCCCTGCCAGAATCGATGCGAGGTAAGACGAGATAACAAAATACTCATCCCGCCATCCCCAGAATTTCGCGGCGGATCTCGTCAACCGTCGCTTGATTCAAACCACCTTTCTTAGCGATTTTTTCAATACGAGATGCTGCCGCCTCGGCCTTATCTCGGAACTCGGCTTGCCATTTTTTCTGCACCACCGAGGCCTTGCCCAATTCAGCCACAGCCTTGGCCACCTTGGGCAAGTCCATCTGGTCGCCGTTGCTCATCAGCAGTTTGAACAGATGCTCCTGAACCAAACGCATCAGCGCCTCATTGACGGCGCCTTCCTCATCCGGCGCAGCCGCCACCACAGCACGGGCTTGCTCGCTCGCCATCTTCAAGGCCGAGAGCTTGGACTCGAAGTCCTGGCCATAGCGATGCAGCGCTGACTTGCTGATCGAAAAACCCTGGGTCGACAACTCGTTGGCCAGGGCTTCGTAGTCGCTGAAGTTGTTTTCGGCCAGAGCCTTGTCGAGCCAGTTTTTAACCGACTTAGGCAGACTGGCGACTTTGCTGCGCGGTGGCATGGGGTCAGCTCCAGTATTTTTCTGGGCGGGCAATGCCTGGATTACAGTCGATGGTGTACTCGGCCACGTCGACACCGTAGTGGGTCAAGCCGCAGATCCATGCGCCACTCGACTGCTTCTTCAAGGTTGCCAAGCTGCGGTCGGCCAGGTAGTCCAGTTCGCGTCGCAGTTCCAAGGTGGTGACGTCCGGGATGATTCCCTGGATGGCCGACAACACAAGCGCTTCATGGGGATCAATTGGGCGCGCCGTGTTAAGCGTCAGGATGATGTACCAACGCAGGGATTCCCGGCGCACCTTGGCTGGATCAATGTTCATGGGCGTAGTCCTTTGAGTTGAACGTTTTCTAGCTTGAGCGCCAGGCCATCAAGCTTGGATTCGATAATGGATTGGTTACGTACCCAGTCCTCGCGGCGGACGTAGTGCAAAGGCATATCGCCGCGCAGTCGCTCCATGCCGATCTCGACCTGGCGCAATCGCTCGCTATCCTTGTCCACGATGGCGAAGCGTTGATCCAGGCGCCGCTCCATTTGCACCAAGAGCATTTTCATCACGCCCACAAAGGCGCCGAGGATGGTCACGGCAATACTGATCATCTGCCACACCGGCATCTCTAGTGTCGTCATCAGCGCTTGCTCCTTTCGCGGTGCGTTTGGCACTGCGCGCAACGCTGCACACCTGGGATGGCCTGGCGCCTGCTTTCCGGGATGGGCATGTCGCAATCAGCTACCTGACAGAACTCGGCCGAGGGGCCTTCTAATACTTCTTGCTGTGCCAAATGAATCGCTAAAGCGCTTTCGTTGTGCAGAGCTTCCAGCTTGCTGGCGTAGTCACTTGCTTTCATTGCGGGTCCACTTGATCAGGTTTCTGAGCTGTTCCCGGCAAATCCCATACAGCTCGCCATTGCGCACCTGGTTAGTCAGGAGTTGTTCCTGCGTGATGCCTGAGTCGAGGTCGTCAGCGGTTCCGGGTCCACTGGCAGACGCAGGAGTTCGGCCGGAGCCATTCGGGGTTGGCATTGCGGGGGCGGAGGCGAATCCGTTGGCTGTGTTCCACACGCGGACAAAGCCATTAGTGAACACAGCAACAGGTAGCGGCTGTGGCTTCGCATCCAAGGCCTTGCGATAGAGTTTGGTAACACGGGTGATATCTCCGGTGAGTCGTTCGGTGGTTTGGCGCAGCGCTTCCTTGGCGTCAGCGAGCTGGGTGGCCAGCTCGTTGCCCCGGCCTTGTTCGGTGCGAAGCTGCGTCAGGGCGGCGTCAGAATCGCGCTGATTTTCTTCGGCGTGTTTCCTGCGCAAATCAGCGGCGACGGTTTCACCCTGGGCTTTCGCCAGGCCATAGCCTTCGTCATAACCGTCTTGCCGGATCAGGTGTAGGCCGTACACCACGGTGGCGATCATGGCCATGTACCAGAACAACGGCTTGACCAGGTCGAACAGGGCTTTCATTGACAGACTCCCTGGCCCCAGCCATCAGCGACGTACAGAGCTTCCCAGCGCAACAGAATCAGGCGCGGGTATTGTCGGTTTTCCTTGAAGGCTGCGGCCGAGCGGCCGTTGTTGAACTGCTCTACAGAGTTAAACCAGGTCAGCGGATCGGCCCCCTTAGCCAATGCCAACTTGCGGTCTTTGATCACCCACCCCAAACCGCCGTTGTAGGCTGAAAGGATCAGTGCCCCTTGTTCGCAAGGGCTGCGCGCCTGGATGCGATTCGCCAGCCAGCGGTCATAGCTGACAAGCGCTTGCATGGACCAAACCGGGTTATACGGCTCGACCTTGCCGAGGGCTTTGGGAAACAGCTGGGCAAGCCAGGTGGCGGTCGAGGGCATCACCTGGCCCAAGCCTTGCGCACCGACGGGCGACCTTGCGTCGAACTTCCAGCGGCTTTCCTGGTGGATCTGTGCGGCGAAGGTGGACACCGGGGCGTCCAGGCCCCATTCGGCCTGGGCGATGCGGGTCAAGTCGCGGCGGTAGCGGTCGGCTTGATCCGGGATTTCAGCCTTAGCCGGTGGGCAGAAAGCAGCGATGGCAAGCAAGCCCAGTGCGGCGACAGCCATGTATAGGAGAACACGTGAGCGCATTGTTAGAGCCCCAACGTCAGGCCAAGGACGCAGCCCAGCACGACCAGGGCGCGGCGTATGCCAGCCATGGATTGGTCACAGTTGGGAACCATGTCCGGCCGGGCATAGGGGAACAACGCTCGATCCAGCCAGTAACCCAGCACACAGCCGAGCGTGACCAGGCCGCATTTGTAGAGGACGACGGGTAGCTTGGTTGGGGCGACGATGGCCAGGCTGAATAGCAAGGCGATGCTGATTAACGCCCAAAAGGTCATACGCGGCGTGCGGGGTTGCCGCTTCGGTGCGGTGGAGGTCATTGGGATACTCGCGGTGAGTGATGGATGGCGGCGCGCAGTGCGGCCAGGTGTTGGGCAGCCACCAAGGTGTTGCCGGGCACGTGGGCGGGGGCGCGGTACTCGGCGAACGTTGGCGTGATGGTTCTTACAGCGGGGCGTAACTTTTCCTGTTCACGGACGTGCTGTTCGGTGCGGGCTTCGGCTTGCGAGATATGCGACTGAACCAGTTCCCGCCAGTCGGCTGGCACCTTGGCCCACAGCACTGCGCGTGCAGCGTCGTCCCCAGCGGTTTGAATGAGCTGTGCGAACTGGCGCGGCCGTCGGGGCCGGAAGACTTTCGGGGGCGTGGGAGCGGAATGCATGCTGCGAACCTGCCGTTGGGGGAACGGTGCCAGCTTCGCGTATAGGGGGGATTGGTTGAGTATCAGCGGGGTTAAAGAAAAAGCCCCGCTCGGTGGCGGGGCTTGAATTTTATCTATAGATAAACTGGGGAAGGATAAACAATGAGACCTTACAAATAATCCAGACGATAAGTGGTGCGTAATTCGCTTTTAAACGGCTGGACCTAATGTAAAGGTATACCGGAGGAATAAGGCACCACCAAATACTTGGCGGTTGGTAACCTGCTTGCCGTAGTTTCTGTGCGTCCAGGTTGCACAGAACAACTACCAGAATGATGCCAATGAATACAGCAACACTTGTATTCAGCGATACGTTTACAAAACCAAGCAACGGAGAGAATGCCAGAAGCCAGGCCCATAGATCCGGCACTGAGTCTTTGCTCAAAGGTGGTGGCGCTACTGTTAACTCTGATTTGAGTTCAGTCGCTTCGATTGGAATCCAAGACTCCATTCCCGTTTTCCAAACAAGGGTGCCATGGGTAATTTTGCGGACTTTCAAAAGCTCTTTGATATCATTTTCGGTGATTGGTCCTACACGAGAACCGCCATCGTCATAAAACCATTGCACCTGGGTCATCAGTGAACACTCCTTCCTTGATCGTCTTCGTAGCCAAATAGATCGGGCTCACTCTTGCGATGCAGCGCCCGCTGTCGGCGAATGATGTCATAAATGGTCTGGTTCGCAAGATCGTACTTGCTGACCAGGTTTGGAATTGGGGTGTTGTTATCCTTCCAGTCTCTATAGATCATCGCGTCTCGTAAGGCACGCTTGAGCGCATCCCCCCGTGGCAAGTACACCACTCGACCACCCATCACCGAACAAATCGCAAAGACAACATGCCGGGCCAGTGCTGCGGCTTCCACACCTGGCTTGATCTCAACCAGGAGTTTGGCCTCAGCGATTTCTACCATTTCTCGCAATGAACCTTCCCAGCGGGATAACACTGTAGGGTCCTGCATATTTGCCAGTACCTTCTTGGCGTCGAGTTGATCGATGTCATCGGGAAACAGTTCTTCGTTCATCGCTCTGGCCTCGCGTGGCGGCGGGCATCGTAAGTCAATGCAGCAACCATTTTCTGGAGTTGTTGAGGGGCCAGCCATTCCACACGCTCAACCTTGAACATACGCATGGCCATGCCATCGGCATACGCCCAGGAACGTTTTGCCTCGGCGAGAAAGGCCTCTATTTTGCCCACCAGCTTTACCCGGTCTGGCGCCGCCAATGGTGCTTTGCGGCCTTGCTTTTTCGCCGGTTTAGGCTCCCAGCCCAAACGGGCGAATTCGACCAGTACGGCGGCGGTCTGGCGTGGCGTCAGGTCTTTTGCCGAACGCACACCCGCCACGCGAACCAGCAAGGCGCGGTAGGTTTCGTCATCCAGCCCCAAGTCCTTCTTGGCGATATGGATCTTGCTCAATTGCAGGTTGCGTGTAGTCACTGTCTTCCTCCTTTTATCAGTCGCTGGAACGCTCTCGGGTTGGTTCGGGACAGTGCGGCGACATCATGAATGGTCATCGTGAGTGCATGCTCTGTTTCGTCGAACTGCCCGGCAGTGCGGATGTGTTCCAGCTCGGTTTGGGTGCCGCTGTAGATTTCCATCTTGAGCTTGCTGGCCCCCATAGCCAGGCGCTTGTTGCTGTCGCGCTTACGCTGGGCACGCTTACGCTCGCGTGTCAGGCGGGTTTTCCGCTGTTTGGGTGTTTCGTCTGTCATGGGAGGCTGCTCATCAGTACCGGACAACCACGTCCGGCAGACCGCCCCGGTAGACCAGGGTGGTTTCGCTCAGTGGAGGGTCGTGTTGCTTGATTGCCAACGGCAGGCCGGGATCGTGCCCAACATCTTTTCGCTGACGATCAGATCGAACAGCTTGTAGGAAAGCCGCATGGCTTCCGTCTGCCGAGGTGCGTCTAAAGGGGGAGCCGCTACACCTGTCATATCAACGGTGACGGAAGGCTTGCCGTTGCCTTGGTGGCGGTCTTCCAGGGTGATGGTTATTTTGGCCATGGGGCGTCCTATCGCTGAGTGTGAAAAGTGATGTGGTAATCGCGGGCAACCTGGCGCACGTATTTCTCAGTCATGTGGTGTTTGCGGGCGATCCACTTTGGCGAATTGCCCATGGCTGCATCGACCATGATCAACGCCGCGTGCTTGCCTGCATCAGGCTGGGAGTCGTAAACCTCGGTGGGCAAAACGGACTCCGGTGTTGGCACCGATGGAGTTGCCGCAAACAGGTGGGCATAAACCGGCGAACGCTCCGGGTTAATGGTGAATGTCGCCGGGGCGTTGCTCATCTGGTGGCCGACTTGCTGGACCTTGCCACCACGTCGCAGAAACTCCGCAGTCAGTTGGTCGAGGTTGGCACGCTCGATGTCGTGTTGCGGCGAATGCATCGGCAAGGGATCGTTTCGGGTGTCGTGATAGCGCTGCACAGTTACACCCCCGCAATATCAAGGCTGATGGGCTCGTATTGGTCGGTATCTCCGACACGCTGGTACACACGGATATAGGATTTTGAACCCACCACCTGGCAGGCATCGCCAATAGCTTTCATGGCGCGCTGCCAGCGCTCATCGGTGATTTCCATACGGCGCAGCGCAAGCACGCGGGCGGTGCGAATGTCACCTTTTTGGTCAGTCCGAAAGGCGTCATTTACCAGCGTGACCACTTCGGGACGTGCCCCGGTTGTCCAGTCCCGCAGGCATTCGTCGATCAATGCCCGTGCGGCCTGGAGGCGTTCGTCGAAGGCGATACTTTCCTGGACGGCGCGCATGATCTTGTAACGACCATCAAAGCTGATCAGGCTGACGTTGCCTTTTTTACCGCCGATGTGAGCGCCGTACTGCTCGGCACTGAGTTCTACGAATGCTTCGATATCGCCGAACGCCGCAGCCTTGAACTTAGCAAGTACGGTGCTGGCCGCTCTTGCTTGCTCGACCAGTGCAAGTACCAAGGCGTCTCGCTCCAGGTCGATAGGCTTGATGAGTGCCTCGGGAATCAAGCGCTTTTGCGCGTCTACCCGGTAGCCATCGGGGATGGTTTGTTGGTATGTCATTGCAAGGTTCCTCAGTGGAGAGTCGGACGCGACCAGTCGGCAGGACGGGTGGCGCTGATGGGTTCGCGCCATTCCAGGGTCACGCCCTGGTACTGCACGTTAAAACGGGTGCTACCGGCTGAACCGTGGCGCTGGTAGCCGTCGGTGTGGCCAAGGTTGATCAGGCGCTGGCCTGACTCGGGGCTGATCACCAGCCGGTTTTCGGATGGGTGAAACCCCTGCACACGGATGCCATGCGCCTGCAAGTTGCGAGCGGCGGCGTTGAATACCCGCAGGCGGTCGGCCAGGGTTGGGGTCAGGACTTTCAGCGGGGTGTGGTTAGTGGAGGCGAGCATGGGCGTTCTCCTGGTTGCAGCAGTCGGGGTTGATTGGGCAGTGTTGGCAGGCGCGCCAGTGCTGCATCGCCTGCGGGTTGTGGGTTGGTGCTGGTTTTTCGCGGTAGTTTTGGCACTGCTCGGTGGTGACGGTCTCGCACAGGGCGACACACTCAATGCGGCCGAGGGTTTCCATTACCCGACGCTCGACTCCGGCGGTGCTGGGCGATGCATAGCGGTTGGAAAGGATCAGGCTGACGGCCGTGCGGCTCATGCCGATGCGCTGGCTGGCCTTGGTCTTGTTGGTGGCAGCGACTTCTGCGGCGAGCAAGCGCACGAACAGCGGCGCGTCTTGGCCCCAGGCGGAAAGGTTGAGCTGGTTCATCGCGCCACCTCCTGGTCTGCCTTGCGCCATACCACTTGATCCAGGTTCGGGTCATATACTTGGTCAAAATCACGCTGGTAGATCGGGTGTTTGGGGCCGGTGTAGCGTGCCGAGACCAAGCTGAAGCGGGTTTTAAAGCCCGCTGTACCGCCTCTACGGGTCACGTAGCCAGCCTTTGCCAGACCCGACAAATACACGTGGGCGCCGAACTCACTGATAGAAGCGCCGTTGATGCTGGCGGCAACTGAAGCCTCGGCGGCGGAGAACTCGCCCAGGATGCGCAAAGCCCGCCAGACGTTTTCAACCCCCGCTGCATAGTTCGAAACCTTGCCGTTTTTGGTAACGCGAGGGGCTTCAACGCCTTCATCTTTAAGTAGGAACCATTCGGCATCGAAGCGACCGATGCTTCGTACCTTGCTGACAATCCCGGCCTTTTCCAGGTCGCGAAAATAAGCACGTACAGCTTCATCTTCGTGGTTGGATTTGCGTGCGACGGCATAGGTCGTCAGCTCTTTAGGGCTGGCGTTAACGGCGCGGATGGCTTCCCAAATATGCTGGCGTGGGGACTTGCCGCCCACCATCACCAAGTCAGCTCTGGCTCTTGGCATACCTCAACCCCTCCGCGACGGCGCTTCGCCGGTAAACCAGCTATCGGTGCCCCAGCCAGCAAGATCGATACGGTCAATGCAGCGTGCGCAGGCTTCGCTGTAGACCTTGTAGAGGTTGACCGCCACACGGCGCAGACAGCCATTTACCTTCTTGCGCAAGTCTTCCAGTAAGTCATCGGCGAAGTGCAATTCGGGGTAGCTGGACTCGGCCAAAGCCTGCAAATCTTCGAGGGTGGCGCGCTGTGCAGGCACCCACTCCAGCACCCGGTTATGCAGACGCTCCAGCTTTGCCAGGCTACCGGGCACACGTTCTTCGCCGATCAGGACGATGGTCCCTTCGCTGGCGTTGTAGATGTCGGTCAAAACGTTGGCTACCGCCTTTTCGAGCAGGTATTGCACGTCGTCGATCAACAGCGGGCGTCCGCTTTTGGACAACTGCTCGGCGATCTGGTCAACCATCACTGACAAGGTTGGGGCCGGTTGGATGCTCATTTCGCGCAAGATGGCATGCAGAAAAGCCTTCTTGCTCCAGGTGTCGCGGCACTCGACGTAGTAGGCGCGGTGCTGGTTTGCGGCGAAGGCGGCACCCACGCTTTTACCCAACCCGCTGGCGCCGTACATCACTACCAAGCCAGGCAGTCCGGCTGGGCGATTGTGGCTACGGGCGATAGCGGCGGATAAGAGGCCGACGTTGGTTAAGGGAACGATCTTAGTAACACTCATGATTCAACTCCTAAGGTCTGAGGTTAAGCACGGGCCTGCTCGGCGAACGCGAACATTTGCTGTATCGCGGTGAAGTCCGGGTGCTGCGGGTAACGGGCGTGCCATTGGGTTTCTTCGGGTGTCAGCGTCCCGCCCCTGGTGAGGCGGGCATTGAGCTGGTTCCAAAGGCGGTAGCGGGCGGTGGGGTCGGTTGGCAGATCGAAGGCTTTAGGCTGGGGCGCTGACAGTTCTGCGAAGCGGCGGGCTTCGGCCATTTGTTCAAGGCTGAGCTGAGCCGACGGCGCCGTGGTCGGTGCGATCATTTCCACGCGTTTGCCGGTCAGGGTTTCAAGCTTGTCTACGGCACGCTTCATCTGGCCGCTTTCGCGCTTGTCGTAGGCCTTCTCGATCATGGCTTTCGGCATGTAGTCGCTGGCGTTGCCATCGACGAGGGCTTCGCCGATCAGGTCGCCATCCAGGGTGCGAACCCACACGCGGGACGCGTCACGCACGTCATAGGCGAGGCGTATTTCTTCGCCATGAAAGTTGCGCAACGCATCCAGGAAGTAAGTTTCGCCTGACCAGGTGACTTCCCCACGACGGGTTGGGCGAATGACTTGTGGGCGCGCCAGGTCATTGAGTAGTTCTGCGGGGGCGATAATTGGCTCCCAGCCCTCGGCAAGTGCGGCCTCCCAAGCCTGGTTGGGGCTCATGTGTTTGAACTTGCCAGTCAGAGGGTCGCGCACCTTTGCGAGGCCCCGGTGGGGGCGTGCGTTGTAGGCTTCTATTTCGTAGTCGATGCCTTCCATGAACTCGGCAAAGGTTGGAATCAGTCGAGTTCGCCCCGTTTGCCGCAACTCTTTGCGGCCGACTCGATGCACTTTTGTCCCGGCCTGCTTATCCATGTCTGCACCGATATAGCTGGTCAGCTTCTTGGCAGCGTTGACCCATATAGTTTGGTGCGAGCGTTCGATAAGGCCGCGTGCCTGGCTGTTGTAAGGCAGCGCGTGGATCATGGACCCACCCAGGCGGTCGACCACTTCCCGTACTGTGTCGTTGGCAAACCCTGAGCCATTGTCGACATAAAACATCGCGAACATGCCCTGTTGCATGGCGACACGCAGTGCGTCCATAACGCCGATGGTGGATTCCGCCTCACCAATCGAGATGCCGATGGCTTTGCGGGTGGCGATGTCCAAAACGGTTGTGATTTCGGGGCGGTACGGCTTGCCGGTACGTGGGTTCAATACTTCGGCGTCGAACTTGTGGCCGTCAGCGGTGAACACATCGCACGGATATAGGTTTTTGGTGGAGCGCCGCTTGAACGGTTGCAGGGCTTTGAGTTCTTGCGGTGTACGGCGGCCACGCTCGCGGGCCTCGGCACTCAGCTTATTAAGGAAGCGACGAACCACGTGGATGCTGGGCCGTTCGACGGGATTCTTGAGGGCGAACTCCGCATAGGCCGACTCTACGCTGGGCTTGGTCGGGCGCTGGTAGCAGGCGAGGAATGCGGCCGACCATGCAGGTAGGCTCAAGTCCTTTTGACGGCGAGCAGGTGCCAGGCCGGTTTCACCCTGTTTGCGATAGTCGGCCAGCCAGCGCTTGAGCGTGCGCTCGCTTAGAGAGCGGTTGTCGGTCTTGCGGTCGTTGGCGCGCTGGACAAGGCCCGTCAGGTACGGGCTGAGCTGAGCAGCTTTTGCCAAGGAGACAATGCTGTCGATGGCGCGCTGCTGACTGATTGTCTGGCTCATGCGTTCGACTTCACGCACAAAGGCCAGGCGAGCCGTCATCACTGAGCGTTGATCTTCGTTCAAGCGTGACGCTGAAACCGTGTCACGCTGAGCAGATATTAAGTCTGGACCAGGCGCAGATTCCGACGCGGCATCGCGTACAGATGCCGCAATTAAGGCAGCTTGAGTTTCTGGCGGCAGTGTCGCAAAGCGGTACTCAACGGCCTTACTACCGAGACGGCCTTGACCTTCCCATCGTTCGCGTTTGGCGCGCAATTGAATTGCGCGCTCTGTTCCCGGCATGCCGGGTAGGCCAGCCAGTTCGCGGGCGGAGTACCAATTATGCATGGCCTTCACCCAGCATCTTTTTTAGCTCTCTGGCCTGTCGGGTCGCATCAGCTGCAACCCGTGACAAACGGCCAAGTTCTGCATTGAGTGCATCGCGACCGTAAGCCACACGCCCGCCGCGCTGCTCAACCAACCAGTCTGTTAGGACGTGACTGCTGCACACTTCCTCAAGTAGCGGCGCTCTATAGAAAGGTAGGTTGTGGTCTGTCCGGGCCGGGCTCGACCACGCGTCCAGCATATGTTTGCTAACGTCATCACCAGATAAACGCGACATGCGCGCACCGATCTCGTAACGGTCCAGATCGGAACCTTTCAGAATCTCGCTGATCAGTTCACTGACCTGCGCGGCATTGTTGCCATTCCCTGGGATAGCCAGAACTGGCTGTGGGACAGAGAAGATATCTAGCGTACGATCATCCCTTATACGGCGCATGTTTATATTCCTGTGCCGGTTTTACGGTGTCGAAGGGCATAAGCTGAGTTATGCTCTTGGCTAGAAGTTGCGTTGTGTTCTGCGCGCTGCGTCCTAATACGATGTGGGGTGCCATTGGCATTCCAACGCTCGGGCCATAGGTCAATTGGTTTAAGACCTAAAGCACGAGCGATGGCACGTTCCATTCGTGGGTATGCAGTGCGCTTGGCGTTCTTGACTGCAGTGTCTGAAACGTCCAGCTCACGCGCCAGCATCGCGAGTGAACTGCCTCGGGTGCGAAGTTGGTACTTGATCCATTCCCATCGCTGGGTTGGATCAAGGGGGATTTCGGTTTTGTTCATGCCTGGCGTCCATTCATAACCACCGGCAAGGGTGGTTTTTTTGGGATGTCTAACGTCACCTACGGCACAAACATAGCCATTAATAGCTACGTCGTAAAGCGAAAAATAGCGTTTCGCTTGTCGAATTTGACCTTATGGTGGTTGATTTTGTCTATCTCTTTGATCTGTATGGCTTTATCGAAGAAGCGAAATTTCGCTTTAACCAGGGATGGTGTTTCGGATAGATCGAGGGAGAAAGCGAAATGAGCGAGGGTCTTGCAGAGCGTATTCGGCAATGCGCCGACATAGCGGGAAGTGGCGATGAGTTAGCGCGGCTTACAGCGATACCCCGGCGTACCCTGGAGTATTACCTGACGGGGCAGAGCGAACCCAAGGTGGCGCGGTGTGTAGACATCGCCAAAGCTGTTGGCGTCAGTATCGGCTGGCTTGCATCGGGCGAGGGGGAGAAGCTGAATGGCGATGCGGCCCAGTCTGCCCAAGATGATAAATACGCCTATGTACCGCTTTACGATGCCCACTGTGATGCGGGGCATGGAGCCTGGAGTGAACGCGCAACCGTACTAAACCTGCTTGCGTTTACGGCGGATTCGCTTCGCAAGCAAGGCCTGGACACTACGAGGCTGTCGGCAATCCGGGTGGACGGCGATTCAATGGAGGGGCTGCTAAGCGATGGCGATACCGTGATGATCGATCACGGCCGCAGCTCGCTTGAGGGGGAGGCTGTCTATGTCATCCGCCTGGATGACCATCTCTATGCGAAAAGGCTTCAGAGGCAATTCGATGGCTCTGTTCACATCATCAGTGAGAACAAGGCCTACCGCGACATGATCGTCCCCAAGGATCAACTGAGCAACCTGGAGATAATCGGCCGCGTCGTATGGGCTGGCGGCTGGATCTGATAAGCAGGGTGTAATGTCACTCTACCGAGGTGTTGGTGATGTCCTGTGCCAAAGGTTTCGCTAAATTGGCACCGGCTCTACGCTTGGGCTGCATTTGATCTGTTTATTTCTTGGCAGCGCTTTGGCATTGGTTTGAGGCGCGGCTCTTTCCCCCAAACCCTTAGCCAGTCTGGCTCGTCGCACAATCTCCCGCTATATCCCGGTTCATCCCACCGACTTCCTGCCAGTGCCATATCTAGAACCTCCTCACAGGCGGCCTGAAAGCCGACCTGAGTGGTTGAAGCAAAAGCCAGATCAAGTGCAAAGCAACAGCCTATCTACCTGATGCCGCGGGGTCTAAATGTGGGAGCGGGCTTGCTCGCGAATACGGTGTGTCAGTCAATTTATCTGTCACTGGCCCACCGCATTCGCGAGCAAGCCCGCTCCCACCTTTGACCGAGTATGGCTTTGCTGGCGCTGTTGCTGTTGCTCCGGCTCTTACATCCTTTTCGATGACGAAGTCAGCGGTCTTTTGATCTGCGCTTTTGATCTTGATCTTGATCTGAAATCGCCCCGTCAAACACGATGGCCGGAATCTGACAGTGATTTGGGGGGTAAACCGGCAGGGATGCCGGTTTAGCCGCCCCGCGCCATGGATGGCGCGTGGCGGCGGCCCCCCAAATCAGTGTCGGATTGCGGGCATGCCGAGCCACAGCGAGGCACCGAGTGTTGGGGCGAGGACCTTTTGCTTACTTTTCGGTCCTTCGAAAAGTGAGTCGCTGTAAGAGCCATGCCTTTCAAGGTCTGCGTTTAAGAACTCATTTAAAGCAGTGTTTAAGTCTGTTTATCCGACTTGGCAGCCTTGAGCACCCGAGCTGTTGAGACATGGACCCGTGCAGCCTTACCTTCCAGCCACTCCTTAGGTTTTGCGACCTTAGGACCGCGAGGACTTTTTGCGACGGCCTTGGGTTTGATCAACCTCGCCAGGGCCAACAACCGCTCTGCCAGCCCTTGCGAGGTCTTTTCAATAGGGAAATTTTCCGTAGGCAATGCGATCTGCATTCCCTGATAATCACTGCGAACATGCACCGCCAAGTGGAAAATCGAAACTTCCCAACCCTGTGGCTGTGTATCTCGGTGCGCCTGCTCAACGCTACGCTTTAGAACCGACAAAACGTTGTAAGCCAGAACCGCCGAGGCGAAGCCCAGTAGCGCGGCTTTCGGGCTACCAAGGCTTGTAATTTCACTGTCCAGTACCGACTCAAGGCGCTGAAACATCCCCTCAATACTCCAGCGACGACGGTATAAATCGGCTATCTGCTGGGCACTAATGGTGTCAGGCAAATTGCTCCAGAACCACATCACTGATTCACCTGAGTCATTTGCCGTTTGCAGGCTTAACTCAACGCGCCGCCAGCGGCGGCCACCTTTCACTTCGATGATTTGTTCGCGAACGGTGCCGCTATCGACGATTCCTGACTCTTGCCAGTCGCTTTCCTGGATCAAGCGTGGATGCTTGCTGGGTTGGCGAACAATGAACGAAGCCCCTGTGTCCTCGCAGGCTTGTAGGACGGGCAGCGTGCAGTAAAGTCGATCAGCCATCCACAGCTGGCCCGCGCAAGCGCGGGCCAGCAACGGAAGAACACTGACCCGTTCGCTGGCATAGGCATCTTCCCAGGGCTGGAGATCAACGACTAAATCCAGATCAGGATCGTAGGCCACCACTGAAAACCCTGGGCGCGCTGCGCCGCGCTCAGTGCGCAAAGGGCCGAGGCGTTTTTGTGTGGCTGGCAGGTGATTGCCATCGACAATACGTAACTGCCAGCCGGGGAGAATCGATGAATGGCCGAGTGTTTTGACAGTGGGTTCCAAACGCTCCGCGCTGCCTGAAATCAGGGCCCGAAGCAGCTCGGGTTCGGTTCGATTGATCTTGTCATAGAGCGCTGTAAGGCTGACCGAAAGCCCCTCAGCCTTGCGCGCCGCTGCATGCAAGGATGGCCTCAAGCCCAATGAAACCAGGGACATCAACTCAACAACAGATGAAAACAGAAGCTCACGGGAGTACTGCCGTTGACGGTGATCATCGAACACCTTATCAACCCATTCGGCAGGTACGGCCTGCTCCAATACCAGCTTGGTCATGACACTGGCTGGTGCTTGTTTTTCGAACCGCTCTAGAACCTTTTCCCACAT